ACGCACATCGGAGAACTCATCACCCTCGATCCCGATCACGTTCTGGCAGTGCGGGCAGCGGCAACAGATCGACATATCGCTGTCTCGCACGATGTGGTCCACGTTGTAAATGTAATCATCCGGCATAAATACCTCAGCAAATCAGTTGTGCCAGTGCCAGCAGGCACCAGCAGTAGGCGGGGAGTTGGGCTTTCATGGCTGATCATCCGATGGCTCTTTTCCCGTGCCGTTGCACGCGCCACAGCCTTCGTCGGCGCCATCTGGATTGGCACGAAACCCCCAGCCTTTGCAGAATTCACAGGAGTCGGCGCCGGCCTCTGCTGGCTTGAGTGCGGCGTCGATGCCGGAGCAAACTGAGCCGTATGTGATTTCCACGGTGTATCTCCAGTCAGGCGCCGCCCTCCGGGTTACCGGATGCAGCGAGTAGGGTGGGTTATTCGTCGCCGTCTTCGGCGTTCATTTGGATCGATTCGGCAAAGCCCGCTTGCCGCAATTTGCGCGCCACGTTTTCTGTTATCTCGTAGCCGTGGGGCTTAATTTCGAATAGAGGGGCGGACTTCTCCGCACCCAACGAGTGGGCATATGCGATCAGTCGCCATATGGTCGCCCGGTCTTTTGTCTCGCCAAGTTCCGCGGTGAGCGCTGCCAGCCGGTCACGCATTCCCTGGCGGAAGTAGTGTCGGATGATGTCGGATGGCCCTTTGATTCTCGGCGGCGCTGGCGGCAGATCTTCTGCCTTGGCATTGCGCACCAGCAGTTGCACTGCCTCGCCCACTTCCTTGATCTCACGCCAGAGCATCAACTCGTCGAGCATCTGTCGGGTGCCGCAAGGCGTCGTATGCCGCAGCGCCTGTTCGCCAAGTTCCTGCCGCTTCTCGGCCAGCTTGGCTGTTCGTTCTTCCTGGGTCACAGCCATGGCCTACCTCTTCTATTCCGCTGGCCGGTAGTGCGAGCCAGGTTTGGTGTCTTCGCTGCCGGACCAAACGCTTGACCTTGCTCATGGGTGGCACACTTCCATCAGTCGGAAGCGCGCACCCGTGTAAGGTCTGGCAAGCAAGCGTTGCCTGGGTACCGAGTAAACCGCCCAGGCTTGCTTACTGCATGCGGCCATCATCGCGGCGTATTTGATGACGCTGAGTGCGTCGGCAGATTCGCGAGCGTGCATGTCAGGCGCCGTTGAGGTGGTGGTGAGGGGTAAAAGGGATGTCGTCGTCGAAGCTGTCCGGCGGCGCACCCTGCTGGCTCTGTGGGGCTGCCTGCTGTTTCCGTGGCTGCTGTCGAGCTGCTGCGGCTTGCGGATGCGCCTGGCGCTGATCGCCATCCTGCGGTTTCCCGCCAAGTAACTGCATGCGGCCCTGCATGTCCACCACGATCTCAGTGGTGTAGCGCTTGATGCCGTCCTTCTCCCACTCGCGGGTTTGCAGCTTGCCCTCGATGTAGACCTGGGAGCCTTTGCGAAGATACTCCCCAGCGATTTCCGCGAGCTTGCCGAACAGCGACACCCGATGCCATTCGGTCTTTTCGACCTTCTGACTGGTTTGCTTGTCGGTCCACTGCTCGCTGGTTGCCAGGCTCAGGTTGGTGACCGCGTTGCCGTTGGGCAGGTAGCGGACTTCTGGGTCCTGGCCGCAGGTTCCGACCAGGATGACTTTGTTAACACCTCTCATGCTGCCTTCTCCATCAGTCGAAGCACCATTGCGTCCACGCCGAGCAGGAAGTCGACAACTTCAGCCTCGTAATCGGCGATTGCCTTTTCATCACGCTCAACCCGATGAATAAAGAGCTGCAGGTGCTCAGGCATACGCGGGTCGAACGAAACGAAGTCCGCAAACTCAGCATCGGTAGCCCACATGTTGTGCAGGATCTGCGGTGCGTGCTCCGGAGGTAGCCGATCAGCTTCGAGGTAGCCAAGGTGAGTCGAGCTCTTCGGGCACTTCGCCTCCCAGACCCCTTTGCGGCCTTCGAACTCGATGAAGCCGTCGACGCTGCAGCCAGCCATAAAATCAGTGAGGCAGATGAATCCGCATTCCTGGACGATCAGGCCGGTTTTCTCTTCGTAAGCCATGCGGGCAAAAGGCTCTTGCTCGGTGCCCCACATCATTTCCTTGCTGACAAAAAAATCATCAGCAGGTATGCCGGTCAGGCGCTCAAGGCCAAGCTGAATGCGGTAATCACGCCGCGCCGCCGCTTCGCCCGACTTGATCGCTGCCAAGATGTCCTTGGCTCGCGAGCCGGTTGCACGGCCTGCGCGGTCCTGCTTCCACTCAAGGGTGCCCTGAGCGTGATTTGAGATAGTGGATTTCATTCTGGAATTTCCTCAAATTCGACTTCGTCATCGGCGGCCGACTGTTCCGGCTCCGGCTCGGCTTTTGGTGCGGCAGCTTTCAGCGCTTCACCGCGGGCGCCGACGGCAGATTTGAAGGCGTTGTAGGCAGTCATGTCTTTCAGCCCTTGAATCTCCTTAACGCCGGCCTTCCAGACCTCGGTCAGTGCGTCAGGGGTTGCGGCTGCATTGGCGAGTTCCACCCACTTCTGGGCCAGCTCCGGATTGGTTACGGTCTGGCTGGCCGCCTGCGTCGACTCTTGAGGTCGCAGCTCTTCCGGTAGATCTTCAATGTCCTGCGTGAAGATGTCCGAAGCGGCGGTGACGTTGAGCGTCATGGCGATCATGGCTCGCTTGCAGGCCATCTTGAGGATGGTGTTGGCCAGGTCTGCTGGTTCAGTGCGGATCTGGTCGGCCGTGTTGCCGTTTTTGTAATATTTCTTCCGGCGCAGATTCTCTGGGGTGGCGTCCAATTCCGCTTTGCAGATGACACCGCGCCACTTGTACTTCTCTTCGCTGGACGAGCATTCGCCTACGCCTTCGCCGAGGGCAACGCCAGTCATCTGATGACGACCAACACAAGTCACCCGGTAGCGCGCAACCCCGGGGCCGGATAGATCTTCAATTCGGTATTCCTGCGCAACCCGGAAGGTCACACAGAGCACCTCTGCACCCGGCTTGTACAGGGTTGGCTTCTGGGTTCCAGGGATGGTGCCGTAGTGCGTTTCCCGCTTCATGATGCCCTGCATCACTTCCTGCACAAGGTTGACGCGCTGGCGAATCTCTACGGCCGAGAAGCGGTGAACCTCGGCGGCAGTAAGGCCGGCGCTTTCGCGTGCCGGCATTTGAATGATCTCGTTCATGACGACCTCAGTAAGTGATGGCGATGGCTGGAATCTTGCGCTGAGCAATCAAGGTGACTGCCTGTTTCGCGCATTCCACTGGCATACCGCCGGCGATAAATGCGTCCAGCGCGGCGCGGTTGATCTTTGCTTTGTGCGCCTTGTCCGCTTCCCGTTCGGCGGCTTGGCAGTTGATCTCGTCGGCAGCGGCATTTGCCCGGGCGATCTCTGCGAGTCTCGCTCGCTCAGCGGCTTCAGCTTGGCGGCGCTCCGAGTCAATGCGCTCTTGTTCTGCACGCTGCTCAGCAGCGACTCGATCGGCTTCGGCCTGAGCCATCGCTTGCTTATGTCGCTGTTCGTCTTCGATCTTCTGTTGCGCGGCGCGCTGCTCCGATTCGATCTTGTCCCGCGCTGCCTGGGCGGCGGCGCGCTCCGATTGCTCAGCAGCCAGCTTCAGCTCCAGCTCCCGGCGATCAGCGGCGGCTTTTGCTTCGGCTTCGCGCTTCGCCGCAGCATCACGCTCGGCTTGGGCGCGCAGTTCTGCTTCTCGGCGGGCACGATCTTCTGCCTCCCGAGCGATCTGGGCGTCATGTTCGCGCCGTGCCTGCGCTTCCGTTTCGGCTCGCAACCTGATCAGTTCGGCTTGCTCGGCCTCGTACTGTTCACGCTTTTCCAGTGCGGAGCGAAGGGCCGCCAAAGTTCCTGCTTTTAATCGAAGCGCCTCAGCCTCGTAATCGCCAAGCCATTCGCCGTCGATCACTAGGCCCTCAAACGCTCCGATGCTAATTTTGAGGTAGTCGGAGTCGGCGGTACTGATGATCTGCGGGTCTAGGCGCAGTTCGCCGACCCAGGCTTCGATCTCTCGCTTCTTGGCAGCCTCAGCCGCCTCCCATTCAGTCAGCGGCTTCCTGACTTCCTCTTGCCATGCTCCAAGCAACTCGCGAACACGCTTGCGCTCGGCGTCGATTTTCTTTGGAACATCCTTCAGCTCGGCGACCAGTTCTTTGCCCAGATCGTCGAGTTTTGTTTTTGACCCTGCGAGGCTGTAAGCAATCGATCGATAAGCGGCCTGGCCCTTCTTGGTTTTAACGTCGGGCGCCGAGGCATTGAACTTGTCGATTTCTTCCCGGACGCTTTGCAGGTAGGGGTCGAGGCCGTTGGGGGCGCTGAATACTGCCAGGGCTACTTCTTTAGCCGGCAGGATTGCCAGTTGCTGTTCTGCGGACATGAGTGCTCCTTGCGCCATACAGTTACCGGGGCGCCTTGAAAGAGTGCTGGTTAAGAGGTAATTCGATCAGCGAGGGCGCTGAGCAACATCAGGAAAGTGCAGATGGCGAGGGCAGAGAAGGAGCCGCGCCAGATCAGTAGGCGCCGGGTGCGCTGGCGGGTTTTCAACGTCGGACCCTCACCGCAATCCGGCCACCCTTCATGGTCGGTGCCAGGCG